TTTTGAGACTGTGGATACTTAAATAGTGCTGTCTCATTACAATTAAGAGAAACAGACACAAAAAAAGAGGGCTAAAAACCCTCTTTTTTGTTTACCGTTCCAACGACACAACTAACATTCCGACATTCTTATATACAATTACTGTACAAAATTTGTCAGGGTTCGCTTTGTCGTGGTCAAGTGGACCTGGCGGGAATTGAACCCGCGTCCGAAAGCCTATTCATTAAGGCATCTCCCATCACAGTCGCTGTTTTAACATTCCCTTGGATGTACGCCCACCGACAGGCTTACAACCTTAGTAGCTTCATGATACATCTACCGGGGCAAAGCTTACCCGGCAAGGTTTCTCACATGGTCGACGTCAGATTCCTGAAGTGTGAGTGCATCAGGGCTGACGAGCAGCAATTAGGCTGCTAACGCGTACTGTTCGTCTGCGTTTATATTTAGTTTCCCGGTTGGTACGCAGTCTGGGAGTCTGCGGATGGCTTCCCCAACTTCAAAGCCCCCGTCGAAACCAGTACAAGCCCTGAAAATGAGTCTGCAACGCTGTTTTTTCATAAAACAGCACTGGTGATGAGACGAAAGCACTTTTTAATATTGATATATCATTCATTATATAAGATATATCGACTGATTAACAGTATAGAAATAAAAACAGAATTTGTCAAGAAGATTTTTATATTTGAGGCTATTTGGTGTTGTGAACAGCAATACTTATAATTTTTTTTTCTGTCATATGTTCACAAATCTTACATAAATCTCTGGTATGTACTGTAAAACTTATAAAATGCCCCAAAAGTCTGGATTTCCCTTGATTTATGCGGGTTTCCAGACTCTTGATATTTTATTTTAGAGTGATTTATGATGTATTTTAAAGGATTCGTTAGTCACAGTTAGTCACAAAATCTGGAACTTTTATTTTTTCTATTTCCTGCTTCAGATCTTCCAAAGCGCGGTGACCATATACAGCATTCGTGATATCATTGCGAAAAGAATGCCCTAATAATCTTTTTCGGTCATTTTCACGAACACCATATTTTTCACATAACATGGAAAAGGTATGACGACAGTCATGGGGCGTATGCTTGGGACTGCCTGCCATGTTTAATTTTTCAAGTGTTGGATAAAAATGTCCGGCTCTGTAATGTGCTACATTCAATTTAAGGAGGCATCCGTCGGTATTCATCCTATATATAACAAAATCGCGAATAGCGGGATGAATAGGGACGATTCTTTCCTTTCCTGCTTTTGTTTTCATTCCACCGTAAAAATAATTTTCTTTAAGATTAACTTCAAGATGCTTAAATTCATTGATACGCCATCCACTGTAGCACATAATCAGAATCACCTGTACTTCAGGATCAGAAGAATGCTGCCAGAGAGTCCGGAGGTTTTCTTCAGTAAAGGGGACACCATGTTCCTCGTCATCCGGAGCATTGACTTTTACATAGTGTGCCTTATCATCAGACACAATCTCGGCGAAAATTGCATATTTATAAATTTGCTTAAATAACACCAGAATATTGCGAAGGCTGGCTTTTTTTTAGATTACAGTTATCGAGAACAGCCTGTAAGTCCGGTGCTTTTAAATCTTCAAAAATTCGGTTATGCAATACAGAACAGTTGCTGTATGCAGTTCCATACGCTTCTTTGGTACTTAATGAAAACTCAGCTCCACTTTCAAATTTCCATTTAAGGAACTGCTGATATACCTCTGAGAACGTCAATTTCTTGATTTCCGGGTGTTTATCCTCTACACCCTTAAACATACTGTAATCAGCAATAATCCTGTTTATCAGCACGTCTGCGTCAGCTGTGGGCGATACTGGCAGTTCTTTTTCCATTCCTGGCTGATAGGTACCTGCTTTGTAAGCGGTCAGGACAGTAAACCCCTTGATCCAGTCATCTACGTAACAAATGGCAGCAGGACGCACAATTCTGCCAAGAGAGTCCATGGTAGCCGGAGGATGGACAGCATAACAGTTCCTGCGGTTGGCACCAAGGTACCGGATGCTTCCGAAACTGTTTGGAAGCTTCGGATATTTCTTTCTTTTCTTCGGCATTCTAAATCCCTTCTTTCTTAAAAAAGAGTAAAAATGGGTACAAAAATAACAGCCACACAAACGTTCTGATTGTGTAACTGCTCCGAAGATGATACAATATCTTTGCTAAAGTGCTGGATCTCTTCGGAGATTCTACTAATCGTCTCAGTACGCCAATACTGGGACGATTTTTTTGCTCAAGAAATTATGGGGTTACAATCCAAGTAACTGCTGTTTCTTTTTCAGGAACTCATCTTCTGTAATAATTCCATCATCCAATAAAGCCTTAAACTTTCTCAGGTCGCTTGCGACATCAGGTTCTGCCTGCCTTCTTTCCGAAGATGCCATTGCTAAATGAAGTGCGTTCGCTACGGAAGTCCCCAATCCCTTGTAAACAGATATAGTAAGGCTTTCACCAGCGTCATTTCCTATAATGACAAAATCTCCAGTAAGTTTAGTTTTGGTTGTTAAATCATTAATATGGCTAATAGGAATAGCTATAACTGTATCTGAAAACATTTTTTTCTGTGCGGCAATAACTCTGAGATTGGTGATTGCAAATGCAATTTGAGCATTGTTGCCCTCTGCAAACGCCCCAATACAATAATTAACAACTTCATTTTCAGAAAGATTTTGTGCGACTACCTCAACACCTTTCGACATGGCCTTTGTCATTTTACATTTACATTCTGCCGAAAAATCTAACATTTCTTTTACTGTTTTCATTTGTTCTCCCTCCTAAATATGATTTTACATAAAACGCCGAAGCGAATTAATCCGAAATGCGTAGTTTAATCAGTTTCTGATGATACCCCGTCATCCGAGATATCTGTTCAATAGTAAAATCCTTATATTCTTCCAACAGCGAATCTGGTAATAGCAGCTCCATGGCGAATCTATTAGCTTCAATTTCCTTTTTTGAATTTAATAAGAGAGTTTTATTTCTGATAAAATAACAATTTTCTTTCCGGTGCAGGATAGCGTGTCCAAGCTCATGAGCCATAACCAGACGTTGCTCATGCTCCGGAAGATTTTCATTAATGAATATGTAGCGGTGATTCTTCAGGAACATATAGCATCCCTCGAACTGCAGATTGCATATTTGGTATAAGATACCGAGCTGATCGGCAATGTCGAAAGGGTCTGCGGTTCCTGTTTTTCTTTTGTAGTAAGAAACAATCTTCTTGATATTCAAGCATCTCACCTACTTTTTGTATTTCTTTGGTGTGTATTTTTCTTTGTTGATAAGCTTTAATCGTTTCAACGCAATTTCCAGTTCATCCTTAAAAAGCTCTGCCGCCTCTGGGCTGATTTCTTCTCCATTATAACTGGCAGGACCGTTTTCACCGGATGTCAGTTTTTTCATGATGTTATCCAAGTCCTTTGCGATATCACGATTATCCTTTGCTGTTAAACCCTGTTGTTCGGATGAATCATCATCAGCAGTAAAATAGTCGACTGTTACTCCAAAGTAGTCTGCTATTTTTTTTAATGTGTTCATATTTGGATTTGAATTATTGAGTTTTGAAATATAACCCTTTGCTAAACCGATTTCCTTTTCCGCAGTATTCATTGACACACCTTTTTTCTTACATAAATCCCTGACGAGTTCTTTTAACATAATTATATACGCTCCATTTCTGAAAAAAGTGCAAAATTAACCATTGACATTCTGAAAATAATGCGTATAATAAAAGCATAAGGTCCTGAAAAAAGTGCAAAATTATAGCGATAATCAAAATGTTCAATTTCTTGTGTGACTACTTGAATTATAGAATATTTTCAGAAGAACGTCAATATATATACGTGATTTTTTCAGAACTTTATAAAAAAAGAGGGCTATTGCAAAAGCAACAGCCCGGTGATTGAGCTACGTTCTACTATAAAACAAAAATATGTACCGCAAAAACTATTTCTTACGGTTCTGTAAGACACAAATAACAGCACAAACGGCTGAAATAATGCCGCACAGAGTATTGATATCAAGGCTAATTATTAACCTTAAATATCTCCTTTCTGTTTCCAATGTTAGAACGTAGCTCTTGTTAAAATTAATCCTTTGCTTACCTCCTAGAAGGTGGCTGGGGTCAATAGTAACAATCTGATTATATCACGCAATCAAGGAGGTGTAAAGTTGATTTATAAAAATATCTGTAGAATTGCGAAAGAGAAAGGGATGTCTATTAATCACCTTGAAAAAATAGCAGGTATTTCGAGAGGAAGTATTTGTAAATGGGGTTCTGCCGACGAAAACAATAAAGTAGAACCTGGAATATGGAAACTTGAAAAAGTTGCAAAGATTCTGGATGTATCCGTTGAACAGCTTATAGAGAAAACAATTTCTTAAATGAGGAGCTGGGCAAGATATTTCCATGTTTCAATTGAATACTTTTTGTCAGACCAGAATGAGACAGCGTAAGAAGCAACCATGATAAAAGAAAAGAGGTGAGAGAAGTGTCAAGTAATCCAGTTATGGAAGTAGCATGGTTTCCAAAATGGAAAAAACAAACCGAACCAGAATATAAAGATACATTATCGGACGCAATGTTCTTTGAACCTGAGTGGACAAAGAAAATAAAACAATGCGAAGCATTTCTTGATTTTATTAAAGAAATGGAAGGGAAGGACCTGGCTCCTTATCTTTCAGGCGTCTCTATATCGGTAGGAGATGCAGAGACACCTGCTTTGACTGTTAAGTTAAAGATTCCGCTGCAGACTCGCCTTTTGAAGTCAGATCATACTCATACTTCAAAGAAAGCGTAGAATCGAAAAAGTTATCAGAAATAGGCTTAATATAACCTTCTCCGGCTAATGAACGGAGAGCATTGATATACACGGCTAATTCAGAACTTTTCATCAAAAATGCGTTTCTGTGCGTGCCGTTTTCGGCGAGGTTTTTATAAGCCGATTTCAAGATATCTTTTTCATTTTTGGAAAAACGATACATGATACGATTTTCCTCCTTTCTGTATGTACTCGGGTATGCCAGTACCCTGTAATACAAGAATAGGAGAGAAATAAAGAGAAGTCAACAAAGGTCGTTCGACAAACTGCTTAAATTTTTATAAAGAGAAGAGGCGAGAAAAGTGGATGCGGAACAGTATGTAAAAGATACTGCAAAAGTACATCAACTCGCTGCTGAAGTAGCGAGGATTATATCAGGTATGCCACAGATGCCGGAGTTTTCATCCGAAAGCCTGTCTGTGGCAGATGCAAGTAAACTGATCGGACTTCCTGCAACAGCTATCAGAGCGGGAACCGTCTAGGGATGGCTTCCGATCGGAGTAGCCATCCAGAATAACAAACCGGCCAAAAGTCTTTCTGGCGATCGTATTACCTACATCATATCACCAAGAAAAATATACGAAGTGACCGGACATATATGGAAAGGAAAGAAAGCATTATGAAACAATACATAATCATAGCAGCCTGCATTCTTGCAGGGAAATACATGGATATCCCGACATGGCTCAACATCCTCTTTGGGATATCCGCATACTGGGCGGTAGATCAGCTTAGAAAAGTTCAGGAGGAGGAAACATGACAGAAATAAAAATGGATTCACTGAACGCCAACCCAGTGAACCCAAACAAAAACCATTTTCAGTTGAATTATACAACTGAAACAACAGAAAAGTCAATATTTGAAATGAGAGTCAAAGAGCTTTTTGAACTGTCATTCAGAGCTATAAGAGAAACGCAGGCAACAGTTAGCTTTGAACTGTCAAGTGTAGGAGACGGCCTGATGATATGGATTATTGATGAAGCCCACAAGGAATCCGGACATTTTGACGGCATTTATGCCATTAATGACTACGATTCTGAAAAGTGGCCAGAGCTTGCCAGAAATTCTGAGAGCAATTACAGAGCGGCGAAATGCCATCTGATTCGTATTCTCCAGAAAGCAGGAGGAAAATGCGATGAATAATCAGACAGCCATAATAAAACTTCTTCCCAGTCTGGAGATAGCAGTGTGTATCAATGAACTGCTCAGAGAACTTCAATCCAGAGGTGATCACATTCTGGATTATGAGAACTGTGACATGTCTCTGGACCATGTGGAGTACCACAAAGCTGAAGATATCGACGGAGAGAAATGCGGAGATGCTTCGGATAACCTGTATTGCTTTTTCAAGGTGGTGTGAATATGTTGAGGAATTTTAATGAGATGAGAAAAGTCGATGTGCTTCCGTATTGTGAGAAGCGAGAAGGTATGTTGTATCTGAACTGGGCAAAATGTATTGACCTTCTGCATGAGAATGGGGCTGAGGCTGTGTATTTCGTTCCAATCCCGAATGAACGTACTGGAGGAAGCCTTTACTATTCAGACGTTACATTTACGGACAAGAATGGCGTAACGAACCGGGCTTATGAGACCAGGATCAAGGTTGTGATTGATGACAAAGAATATGTCATGCAGTCTCCAGTAATGAACGGAACAAACCCTGTCAAGGATAATTCTATGAGTCAACAGAGAGTGTGGAACAGTATGTGTCGTTCCTTTGTGAAGTGCGTGGCCATACATACAGGACTGGGATTCAATCTCTGGTTAAAAGAGGAGCATAAGCCGTTCAGTAATGAGATACCGGGTGATGAGCCGCTTGCTACAGCTGCGCAGATTAAAACAATCAAGAGCATAGGACAGAAACACAACATTAACCTGGAATACTGGATCAGTTCCAATGGAAAGAGTTGGAAAACTCTTACAGAAATTGATGCAGGAAATATGTTGAACGCCTTGAAGGAAAAGTATGGTGATGACTGATGGAGTTTAAAGGCAAAATCTCAGCCATGTTCAGGGATATGGTGACAAGAAACTGGAACATTACCATATCCACCGATTAGGACATCTCAGAAGCCCTGCAGACGTTCTCAGGGAAAGAACTGGATGTGAAGCTGAAACAGCACAGGGAGAAGCGCTCTCTTGATGCAAATGCCTATTACTGGTGCCTTCTTACGAAGCTGGCAAAGGTACATGGATGGACGAATGCAGAAGCTCATAACAGGATGCTCAGAGAGTATGGACAGTTCGAACGGGTGGAGGGACAGCTGATCGCTGTTCCCTTACCCGATACTGATCAGACAGAAAAAGAGGTTCTGAATAAGATGGAATATCATCTGGCACTCTCTCCGAAGATTACAGTCATGAAGGGACAGACAAAGAGAGTATATCTTCTGCTGAGAGGTTCCAGTACCTACAACACAGAAGAAATGGCCAGACTGATCAGCGGACTTATTGAGGATTGCAGAGATTCCGGCATTCCGGACAGCGAGATCATGACACCATTTGAGAAGCAGAAACTATTTGAACAGTACGGAATAGGAGGAGAACATGAACAGAAGGACAAGGGCTTTGCAGTTCAGACCGGATGTTAAGCGAAAGATCATAGAGAGAGATCATGGCTGCATCTTTTGCCAGATCGGATTCTACATGAATGCCAGTGCAGACTTTCAATATAAACAGCTTGATATCATGCATATCGTGAACCGTTCGCAGGGCGGTCTTGGAATCGAGCAGAATGGAGTGACAGGATGCAGATACCATCATCAGCTTCTTGACAATGGCTCCAAGGGACTCAGACCAGACATGATCAGGTACATAGAAGAATACATGAAGCGTCTCTATCCGGAATGGAACAGAGAGATGCTTGTATATCACAAATAAGGGTGCCACTAAAATTCACATAGATTTCTTCCTTCCCATGTGAGCCTGTCAGATCATGGGAAGGGGAAAGGAGAAACATGAACAGCAGAAATAAAGGAGCTGCCGGTGAAAGAGAAGTAGCCGGTATCCTTCGGGGCTACGGATATAAAGCCAGAAGAGGCCAGGAGTACAGCGGGGCTAATGGTGATGCGGATGTGGTCGGACTTCCCGGAATCCACATCGAAGTCAAGAGAAGAGAGAAACTCAATATATATGATGCCATAGACCAGTCTAAAAGAGACAGAAAGCCAGAAGAACTGCCAGCAGTGTTCCACAGAAAGAACCACTGTGAATGGCTTGTTACGATGCCTCTGGACGATTGGATGAAGATATACAGGGAATGGGAGGCTGGTTATGGATTACGTGAAGATCAGCAGGAAGATTCTTGAATGGGAATGGTACAAGGATGTAAACACCAAAGTCGTGTTTTTTCATATCCTCTTAAAGGCAAACTGGAAGAATGGGCGGTTTCAGGGAATGGAGATCCCCAGAGGTTCTTTTGTTACATCTTACCAGTCTCTGGCTGAAGAAACAGGACTGACAGTTATGAACGTAAGGACAGCCATAAAACACTTAAAGCTAACACAGGAGATAACAGTCAGCCAACACAGTAAATTCAGCGTAATTACAGTAAAAAACTATGATGCCTACCAGACAGCTAACAAGGTAGCTAACAATCAGCTAACAGGCAACCAACAAGCAACTAACAGGCAACTAACAACAATAGAAGAAGGGAAGAAGGAAAGAAAGGAAGAATATAATAAATCTCCTAAAGGAGATTATGAGAGTAGAACTCCGGAAAGCAGCATCTATGCCACGATTCGTGAATTATACAATTCCGTTTGTGGGTCGTATCCCCGCCTGGTAAAGATGTCTGATGCAAGAAAGAAGGCTATCAGCGCAAGGCTGAAGACAGGATATACTCTTGATGACTTCCAGACACTGTTTGAAAAGGCAGAGGCTTCTGACTTCCTGAAAGGCGCAAATAAGCGCAACTGGTCAGCTACTTTTGACTGGCTGATCTGCGATTCCAACATGGCGAAAGTCCTTGATGGAAATTACGATGCGAAAGAAGGTGCGGCAAATGACCCAGAACCAACAAACTCCGTCCGGTTATGGTGACTGCCCGGTATGCCATGGCACCGGCTGGGAACTGTACACAGCAACAGTCCTAACTTACGGGGAACCGGAAGAGGCAATGTTTGCAAGACGCTGTACAAGATGCACAGGTGCAAGACGGAGCGAGGACAACACAGGAGTTCCAGCGGAGTATCATGATGCAGACTTCATGAAATTTGATTTCGCTGCATACAGGATTGACATGAGCAAACTAAAAACCCTGTGCACGGATATCCTGAAAAATTTTGACAGGTGGAATAAAGCCGGGAAAGGCTTATACCTCTGGAGCAAAACACCGGGAAGTGGGAAAACGTTCCTTGCCTGCTGCCTGGCAAAGTCCCTGATGATGAAATATGACCTGCAGATGAGGTTTATCACAGCTGTGGACTACATAAACACAGTCGGAGACAGCTACAAGAGGGACAGGGGCGAAGCGGATCCCAGTGAAGTATACCAGGAATGCAGATTACTGGTATTGGACGATATCGGCGCACAGGCTGACAAGGACTGGCAGAGGCAGGAACTATTCCGCCTGATCAATAAGCGCATGGAAGACGGGAATATTACGATCTACACGTCCAACATGAGCACAGACGGACTGAACGTGGATGCAAGAACCAGGGACCGGATCGTGAAGACCAGTGTGGAGTTACAAATGCCGGAAGAGAGCATCCGGAAGAAAAAGGCCATGGGGGAACAGAGAGAGTTCCTTGCAGGGATAATCGGATAAGAGGAAAAAAATATGAGTAGCAAATTAAAAATAAAGCCGAAGAAGCGGAAGCTTCCGCTGGCGCAGAACAATCAGGCTGCACAGGCGTTTGGAAGAGCCATGCAGAATGCAAGTAGTCAGCTTAAAGAAATGGAAAAGAAAGCTTATGAGGACGGATTCAATACCGGAGAAGATTGGAGCAATACGATCAACACTGTCACAACCATGATGGCTCTGAGAAAACTGTATGGCTTCTCTACGAAGCGATTGCTTGATGTGGTAAGAACTGCCAATGAGTTTGTTGGAATGGCAAATGAGGGCAAAATGAGCGTTCTGAACATGATGTGTGATATCGAACAGAACACAGATGTCAGATTCGATGAAAAGAATAAAAAACTGGTTAAGGAGATGGGAGTTTAATGGGGATTTGCAGATTAAGTTGTTCAAAACATCCAGGCAAGGAAATGGAATGCTGCATCTGTTGCGAAGAAGCAGAGTTTTGTAAAGATAAATGCGATGATATGGGCAATTATGAATACGCAGAAGACTGTCCTGATTATCTGACAGAAAATAAATCAAAGTAAAAGAAAGGAGCCAGCCTCCGGCCGGGGCAAGGGTATACCGGGCTTCTTAGAAAAAATGAAACAGGGAGTAAGTAAAGTATTTTTAGATAGACCAGCTTACGCTGATTTTGATTCACCACATAAATTTAACGCAATTCAGAGTATTGTAGGTAAACATCTTAAAGAACATCCGAATGCGGTGTGTTCGTATTCTGGCGGAGCTGACAGCGATATTATGATTGATATTATCGAAAAAGCAAGACACACATTCAATCTTCCGCCAGTGAAATATGTGTTTTTCAATACAGGACTTGAAATGAAAGCAACAAAGGATCATGTAAAGAGAACTGCTGAAAAATATGAAGTAGAGATACAGGAATGCAGACCTAAGATTAATATCGTACAGGCATCAAGAAAATATGGGATTCCGTTCGTATCAAAGATCATGTCAGGAGGTTTATCTGACTGGCAAAGGAAAGAAATTCCACTGTCTATTGCAGAGGAATACGATCAGGCAGAAGACAAAGCGGCAAAGCGCCAGGAATTGAGAGAAAGATATCCAAAATGCGAGAGCGTGATTAATTTCTTGTGCTGCTGTAATGCGGCAGGAGAACCGAGACCAAATATCCAGTTGGTTATCAATTCTTCCAAGTACATGCGTGACTTCATAGGAGAGTATCCCCCGGATTTTAAAATAAGTGCAAAGTGCTGCGATTATTGCAAAAAGCAGGTCGCTCATAACATTCAAAAAGATTACGAAATGGTAATTACTGGGGAGCGTAGAGACGAGGGAGGAATGAGGTCGGTTCCAAGAAAAGACAACACTGCCTTATGCTTTACTGAAACAGCTTCCGGACAGTTTCGACTCAGACCACTGTATTATGTCTCTGATAAGGACAAGGCATGGTACAAGGAACGTTACAGTATCAGATATTCAGACGCTTATGAAGTGTATGGTTTGACCAGAACGGGATGCTGCGGTTGCCCGATATCATACAAAGCAGTAGAAGATCTGGATAAAATAAGGGCATTTGAACCGAATGTTGTAAAAGCAGCATGGAACATTTTCGGAAGAAGCTATATATATCGGATGAAATATAACGAATATAAGAAAGCAAGAAGAGAACAGGAAATGGCGGAAGCATTTAAAGCTGATGTAATTGAAGGCCAGATGGACATCTATGATTTTATTTAATGAGTTGATCTGAATTTTAATGAGAAAGGTGGCGGAATTGAATGAGAGAAATTCTTTTTAAGGCAAGGCGGATTGATAATGGCAAATGGATTGAGGGATATTATCAGAAAAAATATGACCTTTTAGGTAAAAGACATTTAATCTTGTATGTAGACAATTATGTAAGATGGGAATGTGTGGAAATTGATCCAGAAACCCTCTGCCAGTTCACGGGACTTTACGACAAGAACGGGAAGAAAATTTGGGAAAATGATATTCTGATGGCACACTTGGACGAATCCTACCCAGAGGATGCGGCATATGAAACCGTTGAATGGAACGTTGCCGGATGGGTAGCGCACGAAACTGGTAGGACGGATAGAGAATATATTGATAAGTTTGATCTTGAACATTATGAAGTAGTTGGAAATATTTTCGACAATCCAGAATTATTACAGGAGGAATCAGATGAGTAAATCAGTGTTAGTGATGAATACACCAGAGAATTGCTATGATTGCCCGTTCGGAACTGCATACTGCGGCGAACTTGAATATGTGGGTTATTGTGAATTAGCTGGCTGTTTAGATTATGATGTAATTCTGATGACAGAAGAACATTATGATTGTGAAAGCAAATCAAGACCTGAATGGTGTCCGCTTATGGATTTGCCAGAAAAAGATAATGGAGATTATCTGGCCAACACATTTGATGCAGGATTTGTAGAAGGACGAAACCAGTGTATTGATGAGATTACAGGAGGCGAAGTAGATGAAAAATGAACAAATGTTGCGCTAGTCAAGACGGTATATGTAGAAACACTATTCTATTCGGAACTAAATGTGACGGGTACAAAGAAAGATGCACGCTGAGGCCGGCTTATAGTACTCTTGAACGAACAGTGAAAAATTATCAGCATAGCTTAAGAAAAATGTTTGGAGCGGAGGATTAATATGAAGTCAGAAGAAGCATTAAAAGAATTAAGTTATGATGGCACGGCTTATGGCGGTAAATGTACACATGAAGTCAGACAAAGAGCTATTAAAGCACTTGAAAAGCAGATTCCAATGAAGCCAAATAATATAAAATCTATCCTTGATTTTTCTGGCAGATATTATACGACAAAAGGTAACTGTCCAGTTTGCAACAGTGAGGGACTTTATAAATCAGATTTTTATTGTAATAAGTGCGGGCAGAAATTAGATTGGGGTGAAGAAGATGGCAGATAAAATATGTAAAACTTGCATTGAAAACGACAACGGGCTGTGCGACCGTAAAGGAATTATGGTGAAAGAGGATGATACTTGCGAAAAGTGGAAAAGCAAGAATTCACCGGACTGGAGAACGAGAATGTTAAACACGTTTCTGGCCGGACACTAAGGAGGAAAGATGGTTCCGAAATTATATGAGGTGAGAGACAGATCAGGCGAACTGGTGCTAGAGAATGTAACGGCTGGAGAAATTAAAGAAGAGCTGCACTGTACAACTGCACAGGTCAATAATTCCAGAACAACAGGAGATTATATATTCAAAAAGTATAAAGTGAAAGAAGTCGATCGCAAACTGAGCAGACGACTCGATATATCCTTGCTTCTGGAATTTGATTCTGTTCGCCTCTGGTTTTTAGAAAGTAAGAAAGGCGGCAAGAAATGAATAAGAGACAGAAAAAGAAGCTGTTCAGAAAGGTAATAGGCTCAAATCCGCCAGAGGAGCTGATTTATACCAGCCTGGATTACCATATTTTTGTAGACAAGCCCTGGGGTGGACTGACAGCCTTGAAGAAGCGGGAAGCTACCAGAACAGTGGAATGTTTTAACCGTAATATCCGAAATAGAAACATCCAGATCAGAACGTCACGGAGGTATATCAGATGACAGGACGGAATAATGAAGGTTATCCGGATCCGACAGCCAGTAAGGCAATCCGTGCAGCAGACCGAATGCCTTAGCATACATATAGAGATTATTGCATACTTAGAGCTATGGCATGTCGAATGGGATTAAAGATAACTGGGGTAAAGGATATAAAATCCGGTAAAGAGTGGAACCGATGAGAATAGGCCGGGAGCTGATAATAGTTCCCGGCTAAAAGCATGAAAAGAAGGAAAGGGGAGCGATACTGATGGACAAGAATATCCTGGAACAGTACATAGAATTAAAAGGGGAAATACAGGATCTGCAAGACAGAATAGACAAAGATGAACGCAGACTTGTGGAAATAGAAAAAGAAGGAGTAGTATCCGATACAGTAAAGGGAACCAGAAGTAATGGAACCTTTGGCTCAATCAAAATCACCGGCTATCCGCTTCCCGAATATGATCGGGTAAAAAACATGATAAAGAAAAGAGTAGCAAAACTGCATATTTTAGAGGATGATCTTTTAAATGCAATAAATGAAGTAGATGATTTTATTGAGAAGATTCCCGAAAGTGATCTTAGAATGATGTTTCGTTTTAAATATTTAGATGATATGACCTGGGCAGCAGTTGCCATAAATATGAATTACCGCTTTCCGAAGAAAAGAATTAAATATACGGAAGATAGCTGCCGAAAGCGCCATAACAGATATTTGGAAAAAATTGTAAATTTTAAAAATGTCCGGTCATGTCCACTTTTTCTATGATACTATGTAAACTGAACTCAGTGGAAGATCATACAGAGTTCTCCTTCCCTTAGATGTCTGCCAGTACCCACTTGGCAGACTACCAGAACATCTCGCCAAGTGGGAGCGAGCGTGAGCCATGGAGCCGCAGGTTCGAATCCTGATGTTCTGCTTTTCTCCTATGGAGAAATTCAAACCACATACATTTTTAAAAACGTCCTGTAGAAATATGGGGCGTTTTGCAGTATTATAAAAGAAAATGCATGTGGGAGGAACAAATGAATATTTTAAAATTATTTAATGAAGTTATTCAGTGGTGTGATGGAAATGTTGGATTTTTAAATGTAATATTATCGATATGCACGTTGACGTTAACTATTACAATTGCGAAAATTCCATATAAAAAGAAAATTGTCGGAACGTTGGAAATTATGCAGGAAAAAACAAAACATGATCCGTTTTTTAAATGCTATATAAACGTTTACTTAACTAATGTAGGAAGAACACCAATTTATATTAAAAAAATTGAAATAGTAAAACGAAGAAGAAAAAGCATCGGCTCGTTTCTTATGAATCTAGGACATGGACAATGTAGAGAACTTAATATGGGAGAAAAATGCTCCTACTCAGGAATGTTTATTGATCCAATACTTGACAAACATTCTACAAACTTAAATGGACATGTGAGAATAAGAGTGACAGATATAGCTGGAAAAAGATATTACATATCGCGAACCTTTCCAGTAGGATAATGTTAAAGCTTAGACATTAAGATGAATTACAATAAAGGCAGCCTTCGGGCTGCTTTTTCTATACTCAAAAACGAAACAAATGAGAGGTGGTGAGGCTTGGCAAGAGCACCTAGCAGTAGCTTACAACATAAAAATTAAATTTTAAGGACATTTAGCTCAGTGGTTAGAGCAACCGGCTCATAACCGGTCGGTCCTGGGTTCGAACCCCAGAATGTCCATAATTACCGCGGGATAAAGTAACGGAAACTTACAGGCCTCCTTAGCCTGGAATGGCGGTTCGAATCCGTCTCCCGCTATCAGAGAACAGGAGGGATGGCATGATATACAAACGATGTAGCAGATGCGGGGGTAGGGTACCAGCAGGGACTACGTGCCCGTGCAGAAAGAATAACATCAGAGAGTATGCAAAGCCAACCGGAATAAAGAAAGAATACCACACACAACGGTGGAAGAACCTGAGGCAGGTTGTGCTTGACAAATATGACGGGCTGGATATCTACATGATGTACAAACATAACAGAATAGTGACAGCAGATACGGTACACCATATTGAATTATCGCAAGATAGACCTGACCTGTTCTATTCAGATTCAAATTTGATTCCAGTCTCAAGAACTGGACACAAAGAGATACATAAACGATATGAGGAAGAGGGAAAGGCAGCAGTGCAGGAGGAATTGAGGGGCTTTCAGGAGCGTTTCAAGACCACCGGGGGATAGAAAAAAGTTTTGATTGGATTCCCCACGACCACGTATGCCCCTTTCTTTCCGCAAAATTCTAAAAACGAAAAAAAAGTTGGCAAATGAGAGGAGGGAGGCCGTAGGGCAAGACCGAGGGTGCCGGTAGAATTGCAAACCGGACATTTAAAAGTTATTGACGGACAGAAGAAAAGAGATGCAGAAGACCAAGTAAAAACCGAGAAAAATCAGCTCAAACGACCTCCTTCCTGGCTGATCGATGATGTCGCCAAGAAAGAATGGAGAAGAGTTGTAAAAGAGTTAAACAAGTTAAATATAGTCGGAAATTTGGATCTAAATAATATCGGAGGCTACTGTAATGCTTTCGCAAACTATGTAAAAGCGACAGAAATATTGAGTCAGCAGACGTATTATGTTGACCGAGAAACCAGAACAGGAGTAATTGTTGTAAAAAACCCCATGGTTGATATTCAGAAAGGATATGCAGAAGAAATGAGACGCTTCGCCGCCTTGTGCGGGCTGACAATTGATTCAAGACTAAAAGCAGGAACGGTGAAAGCAAATAAGCAGCAGGAAGAAATTGAGAACCGGTTCGGTGCTATATGATTCTTGATGAACTTAAAAAATACGCTCATGATTGCATATCTGGGAAAATTATCAGCGGCAGAAAACATATATGGGCCTGCGAAAGATTACTGAGAGATATTGACCGAATCGGTCAACCGGATTTTCCATACGTCTGGGATGAAGACCAGGCGGAGAACATTGTAGAATGGTTTGCACTTTTGAGACACAGCAAGGGAATTCTGGCGAAACAGCCGATAATGTTGACTCCTTGGCAAAAATTCCGTATATGTCAGCTGTACGGATGGATACATAAAGACACTGGATACAGAAGATTCAAGAAATATTTTACTGAAGTGGCCAGAAAGAATGCGAAATCTCAGGAAGAGGCAGGAATTGCCTTGTATGAAGCAGCAGTGACTTCTACCAAAAATGCAGAGGTATATGAGATTTATACAGCTGGCACAAAACGTGATCAGTCAAAAATCGTATTTGGAGAAGCTGGTCTGATGTTACAGGGATCACCTTTGAGAATGAGATTCAAAGTAACCAGGGACTGTGTAAAACACTTAAAAAGTCATAGCACGATAAAACCATTGTCGAAAGACGATGGAAAATCTGGAGACGGTACAAACCCTGCATTACTCGTCTTAGATGAATATCACCAGCACAAAACAACTGAATTTTACGATTTAGGCATAGGCTCCAATACAAAGGAGTCTCTTTTGATGATCATAACAACAGCCGGTATGGATCTGACCTATCCGTGCTATGTAACAGAATATCAGTATTGTTCTAAAGTTCTGGATCCAAATACAGATGTAGAAAATGATGAGTACCTGATTGACATCTGCGAAATGGATCCAGAAGACTATGAAGACATTTCGAATCTGGATAATGAAGAAAACTGGAAGAAAGCAAACCCGATCAGAATGACTTATCCGGAAGGTGCTGATAAAATTCGCGGAGAATACAAGATCGCCAGAGAACAGCCGGAACACATGACTGCATTCCTTACAAAATGTCTGGATGTATGGGTACAAGCAAAAGAAAACGGATACATGGACATGGCAAAATGGAAGGCTTGCCAGGTGGACGAGCTGCCATTTGATATTACAGGGTATCCGGTATATGTAGGATTCGATATGTCTGCAAAGACGGACCTTACATCTGTGGCTTTTGTAATTCCATTTTTATCTGGGGAGTATGATGCGAATAGAAAAGAAATAGTAAAATATATTATTTGGTCCCATAGCTTCATTCCAACAAGAGAAAAGCTCCAGGAACATATTATGAAAGATAAAGTTGCTTATGATGCCTGGGAACGAATGGGATTTCTGGATGTAACGGATACACCGATTGTAGATCAGGGAGCGGTTATGAGGTATGTACTTGAAACCTGCGAAAAGTTAAATTTAAAAATACAGTGTCTGTGTTTTGATCCTGCAAATGCAAGCAAATTAATGATGGATCTGTCGAACGAGGGATATGACGTTGAAGAGGTTTTTCAGAGCCATAAACATCTGAATGAAGCAACACAAGGGTTCAGAGAACAGGTTTTCTGCGGAAATATAATATACACTTACAATCCGCTGCTGAATTATGCGATGAGTAATGCGGTAATCCGGCAGAGTAATGGACTTATCAAAATTGATAAGGACGCAACAACAAAGAGAATTGACCCGGTGGATGCAACATTATGTGCTTTTAAGCTGGCAATGTTCCACACCTTCGGGGATGATTACGGAGATTATATTGATAACTTTATAGAGGAGATATTACACGAGGATTCTACAGAAAATTAAAAATATGTGGAATTCCCTTGTCGGAGAATCTATATCGCTGGATGATGAGAAACTTCTGGATTGGCTTGGCATTGAACCAGATACACCGAGAAATGCAATTGGGGAGGTTACATATTTCACCTGCCTGAAGATGCTCTCTGAGACAATGGGAAAAATGCCACTGAAATTTTACAAACAGACGGACAAGGGAAAAATTCGAGCAGAGCCGAATCGAACATCAAGACTATTGATGGAAAGACCGAATCGGCTCATGACCCCGACAACATTCTGGGGAACAATAGAATACAACTGCGAACATTATGGAAATGCATATGTCTGGATTCAGACAAAGTTTGAAAAGAAAGGCCGTTTCGGAGGAGAATATAATGTTCTTTCATTCTGGCCGATGCAGAGCAATTATGTAGACGTTTTGATAGATGATGTGGGTGTATTTGGAGAAGCAGGAAATTTATACTATCGTTATAGCGATCCAAAAACCGGAAAAACATATACGTTTTCACAGAATAATGTGCTGCACTTTAAAACATGGAGTACATTTGACGGAATCATGGGGAAACCTGTACGCCAGATACTGAAAGATTCCATAGCTGGTGCGATTGAGTCACAGAAATATCTTAATAAGTTGTATGTGAGTGGGTTGACTGCAAAGGCGGCACTACAATATACAGGCGATATGGACAAGCCTAAACGCCTGGCACTGCAAAAGGAATACAACAGCCTGCTTTCAGGAGCAAAGAATGCTGGAAAAGTAGTTGCAGTACCAGTTGGAATGACATTACAACCACTGAATGTAACGCTTGCGGATGCGCAGTATTCGGAATTGAAAAAGTATACTGCTTTGCAGATTGCAGCAGCGTTCGGAATTAAACCGAATCAATTGAACAATTATGACAAGTCCAGCTATTCAAATTCTGAAAGCCAGCAGTTGGCATTCCTGGTGGACACGATGAGCTATAGATTGTCACAGTACGAGCAGGAGATAAACTATAAATGTCTTTCTGATACTGAGAAAAAAGAAGGATATTATTTTAAATTCAATGAAAAAGCAATATTGAGAACGGATTCAAAGACGCAGAAGGAAGTAATAACTGGATACGTGCAGAACGGAATCTATACGATCAATGAGGGGAGAGATCTCCTTGATCTTCCCTTCGTAGACGGAGGAGATGTCAACATGGTAAATGGAACGTATCAGCCGATAACACATATAGGCGCGGCTTACGGAATTAACACACAGGGAGGTGAAGGAGATGGAGATTGATGTAAGAGGGGATATCATCAGCAATGATGATAAATGGATTTACGACTGGCTGGACTGGGATTCCACATGTCCGAATGATATCAAAAATGCAATTGCATCTCTTCAACCAGGAGAAACACTCACGGTAAACATAAACTCAGGCGGCGGCTCTGTGATGGCAGGACAGGAAATCTATTCTATTCTTGCCGGAAGAAGTGACGTGGAAATCAACATTCAATCGCTTGCTGGCAGTGCGGCTAGTGTGATTGCAATGGCAAACACATGCAAAATGAGTCCTGTTGCGACTATTATGATCCACAATGTTTCAATGTCAGGAGCTTCCGGAGATTATCATGATATGCAGAAGAATGCAGAGATCCTGAAAACAATGAACAGTGCGCTTTCGGAAGCGTACACAAGAAAGACAGGAAAATCAAAAGATGAAATTCTGAAGATGATGGATAAGGAAACATGGATCACAGCAGAGAAGGCTCTTGAACTTGGATTTATTGATAAGATCGAGAATTCAGGGCAGCAGTTCTTTAATTGCGTGTGCGGAGTCAGACTGACGGATGAAATACGCAATAAAGTAAAACAGGAAAAAGAAGCCCAGGAAGCAAAAGAACAGCAGAAAAAAGAAATATTAAGAGACTTAGATCAGTATGGTATCTGAGCGGAACGGAGGATATAAGGAATAAAAAATTATTAGAACTTTTAAACTCTATTAATGAGAAAAAAACAATGGTACAGTCCCTGGTAGAGCAGGGAAAGCTGGAAGAAGCAAGAACAGCCAAGGAAGAACTTAAAGATATGCAGGAACAGTTTGACCTTCTGAAAGACATCATGGATCCAGACGGAGATGGAACAGCCAATCCACCACAGGAACCGAAACCGTTAGAAAATAACTCTATCAAAGAATTTGCTAATGCTGCAAGAAGAGGATTCCGAAACGCAACTATGGTAGAAGGCACACCTGCAGATGGAGGATATACAGTACCGGAAGACATCCAGACACAGATCAATACATACAGAGATGCAAAATTCTCTCTGATCAGCCTGGTTGATGTAGAAAATGTAACAACAAACAAAGGCCAGAGAACCTATAAGAAACGTGCGCAGCAGACTGGATTTGCGAAAGTGGGAGAAGGCGGAAAGATAACAGCTGGAACAACCCCACAGTTCGAAAGAATCTCATACGAGATTGAGAAATATGCAGGATACTTCCCTTGCACAAATGAACTCCTTGCGGATACAGATGCAAATATCACAGGCACTTTGACAACATGGATTGCGGATGAGTCAAGAGTCACAAGAAATAAAATGATTCTTGAGCAGATTGCGACAAAGGATGTAACAGCGATGAAAGATCTTGATGATATCAAGAAAGCATTGAATATCACGCTTGGACAGGCATTTAAACCTACTTCTGCAATTGTGACAAACGACGATGGGTTACAGTGGCTTGATACATTAAAGGATAACGAAGGAAGATATCTTCTCCAGCCGGATCCTGCAAATCCAATGCAGCTTAGACTTTGCGCTGGATCAACAATTGTTCCTGTCAAAGTTATTCCAAACTCCGATATGCCATCCGATACAAAGACAGCAGGAAGCAGAAAAATACCAGTTATTATTGGAGATTTGAAAGAGGGTATCAAATTCTGGGATAGAAATCAGATGACTCTTATGACATCTAACATCGCCCAGATCGGAGAGCTGAATGCATTTGAAGAAGATCTTACAATCTTCAGGGCAATTGAAAGGGAAGACTGCACGGTGAAAGACAAAGAAGCGTTCGTGAACGGGCAGCTGACAATTAAAGATGCAACTGTTACAGGAGTATGAGATAAGGCGGTGAACTGTGGATATTGATGCAGTAAAAGAGTATCTACGAATCGACGATGATGCAGACGACATGACCATAGAACTGATGATGAACGCTGCAAGAGAATACATAAAAGATGCTGTTGGGAAATGTGATGAGAAGAATCCAAAAACGCAGATGTTATTCATGCTTATCATACAGGATCTCTACGAAAATCGTGTTCTGACAGTAAAGGAAGCAGACAAACAGCGACTGACACATGTGGTCGGATCAATGGTTCTTCAGCTGCAGGTGTCACAACTGGAGGAAGAAAATGGTTGATATCGGAAAACTAAACAGGCGGATCACATTTCTCCGCCTGAACACTTCAGAAGATGAAATGGGTCAGGACAAATCCGAGTGGAAAAAATATCGGACAGTATGGGCAACTGTAAAACCATACAAAGCATCAGAATACAATTTCATGAGCAAATTAAAGCCGGAGGTTACACACAGAATGTACATCCGCTTCCGAAAAGATATTACTGCAGATATGAGAATTCAGTATCAGGGACACGTTTATTCTATTGCGGGACCTCCGCTGGATATGGATAATCAGCACAGAATGTTAGAGATTCAGTGCGAGGAGGTGTTCGAAAATGTCAAGTATCAGTTTTGACTTCGACACCTCTGAATTTATTAAAGCAATGGAAAGTACAGCAAAACAATATCCAGCATCCGCAGAAAAGGTCTTGAAAAAAGAAGCACGAAATATCGCCAAGGATTTGAAAGGAAGAGTGAATTCAGAGGCAGAAGGGCATCATTATATTAGCCCCAGAAGTGAAGAAAAGCCCAAACCATTAGCGCAGAGCTTCCGCCAGGGAAAAGTAATTCGCTCTGGAAGTAAAATGACTGTTGCAGTAACGTCTTCAGCTCCGCATTACCATCTCTACGAAGAAGGACATGCCATGATAACTCATAAAAGTAAAGACAAAACAAAGGGATTGAGGCAGGTTGGAGAAGTCAGGGGAAAAAAGACTGTGGCAAAATATATGGCGCAGCGTGCAGAACATGCAGAGCTGATCGGACAGGAACTGCTGGACGAGATATTGAAGGAGGCAGGAATTGACTCTTAAAGAAATAAAAAAAGCGGTCAATTCCGCTTTGAAAGAAAGATATCCGGATATGAAGATATACGGAGCAGACACAGTAGAAGGCTATACGCGGCCTTCTTTCTTTGTGTATATAACACAGACGTTTTCTGAATCCACAAAGAATGCATTCCACAAAAATGTTGAAGTGGAAATTGATTTTATTCAAAAAAACACAAATGAAGCAGACGGGATGAATTTTTTTGCGTCCATGGAAGAAATGTTCGGGCAGAAGCTGACAATTGGCAGCAGGAGCCTGAACACAAGCAACATGGATCTAAACTTTCAGGGCGAAAACGCAAACATTCCAGTCTGCCAGTTTGATGTGGAGTTCTGGGATGTAATTCCAAGAACGGATAGTAGCAAGTTGATGGAAGAATTGAAATTATCACAGGAGGTAAAACAAGGGGATTACCAGTAATGAATATTATTTTTACTGCAGCCGCAAGAAACACAATCAGAAGATCTGAACGCGGTGTAGTGGGAATGATTGTAAAAGATGTGAAAGTGCCGGCAACAAATCCGACTATGATTTACAAAGAAAAAGATATTCCGGAAGAACTGAGCGATGCAAATAAAGAGCAAGTGAAACTTGCCCTGATCGGGAACGATACAGCACCTGCTAAAATCGTGCTGTATGTTCTTAGTTCCAACGCTGAGAATTACGAAACGGCGCTGAATTATTTTGCGGTCAAAAAGGTTACCTGGCTGTGCTGTCCGACAGCAAAGACGGACACACAGACAGAGACCATTGTGACATGGGTAAAAGATCAGCGTGATGAGCGAAATAAGGTTAAAGCAGTGCTTCCGGAAACAGAAGCAGATAATGAAGGAATTATAAATTATGCTACAGCCAGCGTAAAAGTTGGTGAGAAAGAGTATACAGCAGAATCCTTCTGTTCAAGAATTGCAGGACTGCTCGCCGGTACATCTAATAAGAGTTCTGCAACATACGCAATTCTTGATGATGTAACGGAGTGTGAGAAAAAGAAAAAAACCGAACTGGACGCAGAAATTGACGCTGGAAAACTGGTCCTTTATTACGATGGCGAAAAAGTAAAAGTTGGACGGGGAGTTAATTCCTTACAGACAGTTAGCAAAGGAAAAGGGAACCCGTGGAAAAAAATTCGTGTAGTTGGAAGCATGGACATGATCCACGATGACCTTGTTCTTTTGGCAGAAGACAATTATATCGGGAAATACCCGAATACATATGCAAATAAGTGTCTGCTTATTTCGGCAATTAATTCCTATCTGGCAGAAATGGAGAGAAATGGAATTATTGAGGGTTACACAATTGACCTGAATGTTGATGCAATCAAGGAATATATCATTAAAAACAAGGGCGTAACAAGAGATGAAGCAGAAGCAATGAGTGAGGCAGAAATCAAGAAACAGTATACAGACGAAAAGGTTTTCCTGGCAGCATCCGCTACATTGGTGGACGTAATGGAAGACATTAATTTGAACATCACTGTGTAAGGAGGAACCACAAGGAATAATTACACACCAGATCGTGTTATTAATGGAACGTTTGGAGAGTGCTGGATTGATAATGATTATATGGCGGAAACAACGGCGCTCCAGGCAAAGATGAAACTTGATACAAGCGAAGTAAAAAGAACAGGGACATTGGAGAAAGGATACAAAATAACTGGAATCAGTGGATCTGGTACACTGAAATTAAATAAGGTTACATCCTATTTCTTGAAAAAAGTGTCTGAAAACCTGAAAAAAGGTAAAGCCACGAGGATGACAATTATCACGAATTTAGAGGATCCGGAAGCGTTTGGGGCAGAAAGGATTCGACTGGATGACTGTGTGATCACAGAATTGACAATTGCAGACTGGGAAGCCGGAAAACTGCTGGAGGAATCAATACCATTCAATTTTAGCAGTTTCGAAGTCCTTGATACAATCGATGCATAAAGGAGAAAAGTATGAACTTAATTGACAAACTGCTTTGCGTAGATAAAGCGAAAACGGAAGAAAAAGAAACAAAAAAAATTAAATCAAAGAAACTGGAAAGGTTAGTGGGAGAGAACGCAGAAATAACGATTAGAGAACTGTCCGGAAAACGTTATAACAGCCTGCAGGCAATGCTGTATGACAAGAATGGAAACAGGGATATGGCAGCTGTTTATGACTTTAATCTGATGTGCTGCGTGTATGGAATTGTAGAACCAGACCTGAAAAATAAGGAACTCATGGAACACTTTGGCGTTTCGACACCGAAGGATTTGGCAGCAGTTTTATTTGGAGTAGAATCGGGGCCTATTGCAAGCGAAATTGTTAAACTTTCCGGACTTGGAGAAGATGCTGAGGAAAAAGTAAAAAACTCATAAAAGTGGACGGCGAAGCAAGCGTGGCTTATGCACTGTTCCGCCTAAAGAAATGGAAGCCATCGGAATATTACGATATGGACGCAGGTGAACGTTTGATCACTCGCGCCTTTTTAAAACAAGAATTGCAGGACATAAAAGAGGAGATGAGAGACAAGGGCAGGTAAGACAGTTGCAGCAGTTGTAAAGCTGATTGACGATTTCAGCAATCCGTCGAGAGAAGTAGCGGCACAGGCGCGCGACCTAGAAAAACGATTTAATAGTGTTGCGGGCGTATTTTCTCACGCAGGAGAAGCATTTACTGCTGCAGGAGAAACATTGACCAAGTCGGTCACTGCACCATTGGTAGCGGTTGGAACTGCGGCGATTAAATTTTCCTCTGATTCACAGGATGCTTTCCAACAGTTCGCGGCGGCAACAGGCGCCGCATCGAATGAAATGGGAAAATATAAAGATATGATCAATGATGTTTACAAGGACAATTTCGGAGAATCTATCAATGATGTGGCAGAAGCCATGGCGACTGTTAATCAGAACATGTCTTACTTGGACGACTCAGCTCTTCAGAGATGTACGGAGTATGCTTACACTCTATCGGATACATTTGGAGTAGACGTGGCAGAAAGTATAAGGGCGGCTGATTCACTCATAAAGAACTACGGTGTATCGGCAAGAGAGGCATTTAACCTTATGACACAGGGAATGCAGTCGGGTCTTAATTTTTCGGATGAACTTTTTGATAATATTGACGAATACTCCGTACAGTTCAAGAAGCTGGGACTGGACGCAGAGGATATGTTCTCTGTGTTTGCAAACGGTGCACAGAATGGAGCTTTTAACTTGGACAAGATCGGAGATGCCGTAAAAGAATTCTCGATCAGGGCGATAGATGGATCAGACACAACGAAACAGGGATTCGAGGCCCTTGGAATGAATGCAGATGAAATGGCACAGAAGTTTGGGGCCGGAGGGAAAACTGCAAAAGAAGCATTCAATGAAGTAATAGAAGGACTTGCTTCTATGGACGATCCGGTAGCACAGAGTGCAGCCGGAGTAAACCTATTCGGAACCATGTGGGAAGATTTGGGACCTCAGGTTATAACATCTATGTCAACGGCGAGTGATGCTATAGATAAAAGCAGAGAATCTGTCGAAGGGCTGGTAAATGTAAAATACGACACTTTATCAGGAGCTTTAGGAGGACTCTGGAGAACCATACAGGTGGATGTACTGCAACCAATTGGAAATCAATTAATTCCGTATGTTACGAAAGGAATCAGTGTTATACAGAAATTTACGGACAAATGGAATAAACTGGGGCCGACTACTCAGAAGACAGTCGTGAAATTTGCGGCAGTGGCAGCGTCAGTAGGACCTGTTTTAATGGGGTTTGGAAAAATTTCTACCGGAATAAGCACGATGATCTCGAGCTTTGGAAAAGTAGGCGGTGCAATCACGAGACTGACAGGTGCTTCAGGATTCTCGGGAATTGCAAAGATTATGACCGGCCCATTTGGAATTGCAGCAGCGGCAGTGGCAGTAGCAGCAATCCTGATTTATAAAAACTGGGACAGAATTGCACCGATCTTGCAGAAGATCGGACAAAGATTTGCGGATTTCTGGAAAACGGTACAGCCACAGTTGGAACCGTTCATTAATCTTGTAAAAGAAGTAGCGTCTTACTTGAAAGAGACGCTGGAACCTGTTTTCAAAATAGTGTGGAAAGCAGCAGGAGATTATGTTGTAAAATTCTTTGATGATGTAAGTGTCATAATCGATGGAGTGCTTGGAGTGTTCGAGGGAGTTATCACATTCCTGACAGGCGTGTTCCAGGGAAACTGGGAAAAGGCATGGAATGGAATTGTTCAGGCGGTAGGTAGCATTTTCGGAACCCTGGAATCACTTGTAAAGACACCACTTAATGCGGTAATCAACCTTGTGAATAAAGCAATTGGAGCAATTAATAAAATAAGTGTTGATCTCCCCAGTGCTGTTGGTGGAGGACATATCGGATTCAATATCCCAACAATTCCGACTTTGGCGAAAGGTACTGATTACTGGCAGGGAGGTATCGTACAAATCAGTGAAAAGGGTGGAGAGATTGTAGATCTTCCATCTGGAAGTAGAGTGTATCCACATGACAAGTCTGTACAGATGGCACGTCAGGATGGAAGGAAGAACTATTCTATTGCAATTGCAAAACTGGCAGATAGCATCGTGGTGAGAGAAGAGACGGATATTGACAAGATCGCCGAGGTGATTGTAAAGAAGATTGAACAGGCAATTGATAATATGCCGCAGACAGCATAGGAGGAGATATGGAATACTGGTTAAAGAATAAAGACAAATCAATACAACTTCCTATAAGACCGGCATCATTCGACGTGACTTTTGAAAATACACATCAGACTGTTAATGTGCAAACAAGAGGGGATGTAACAATACTTGGGAAAAAAGGACTTAAAGCGTATACGATTGAGTCTTTTTTTCCGGCACAGGACTACCCTTTTGCAGACTATGCAAAAGACAGAAATCCTTGGGAGTATGTAAAGGAAATCCTCGGATGGCAGGAAACCCCTATTCAATTCATTATTACAAAAACAAAGATTAATAAAAATGTAATAATAACATCTTTTCAGTTCGGGGAAGACGACGGAACGGGCGATATAACATATTCAATCACTATGAAAGATTATCGTCCGCCAAAATATACGAAACCGTTGAAGGCGGTCCTGGAACCTGTAAAAACGGAGAAAAAGAAGCCGGAAAAGGAGAACAGCCGCTCAGACAATAAACCAAAGAAAAAAAATCATACAGTAAAAGGAAATGACACCCTCAGGAGTATCGCAAAAAAATATTACGGTTCAGGATCCTATGCGAACAAAATCTACAATGCAAACAAGACTGTCATAGAAAAAGCCGCAAAAAAGCATGGACGTGTAAGCAGCGCACATAATGGTGTAAATGGCTGGTATATATATGACGGGACAAAGCTGGTGATACCATGAAAATAATGTGGAATGATGCGAAAATAACCGGTTATGTAACGAGCGTGACTTGGGCTGGGAGTGCTAAACAGGCAGCCAGAACAGTCGTGTTTAGTGTTGCATACAGCCCGAATGATAAGAATGTCAAGACTCTTGGCATAAAATTAGGAGACAAAATTGTATTCTACCCAGGATATCCGGATGATAAAAAAACGAAATTTGTCGGAATTATTACCCAAAGAGAAAGAAAATCTGAAATGGGTGAGCTACAGTATACAGCAACTGACGGCATGATGCATCTCTTGCGATCTAGCGGTACATACCGTTTTGCAAACAAAACCCCTGAAAAAATCGCACAGATGGTCTGCAGAGACGTAAAAGTAAAGACCGGATCCATTGCAAAAACTAAGATGCCTATTGCGAAAATATTCTTTCAGGAACGCCCGTATTATGAAATTATCATGGCTGCATACACAAAAGCATACCGAAAAAACAAGAAAAAATACATCGCACAAATGAACGGAGATAAGCTGGAAGTCATCCAGAAAGGGAAAGTTATCCCCAATTTCCACATACGGCAGGGGGAAAGAATTACAGAGTCCTCATATACAGAAGATTTAGACAGCATGGTAAATCGTGTATATATCTATGATTCAAATAATAACAAAATTGGAAGTGTGAGCAACTCAAACTGGATAAAGAAATACGGCATATTTCAAAATGCGATATCCGTAGATAGTGGAAACGGGAAAACAGAAGCTAAGGCAGAACTGCAAGGCATAAATAAAACCGCAAATTTGACTATGATTGGGGACTACAGATGCGTTTCTGGATTAGGTGTGATTATAGAGGATTCCAGGACCGGACTGAAGGGAAAATTTTGGATAGAAAATGACAGCCATGAATGGAACGGCGGAGTTTATACGACAACTTTGGAACTTGCGTTCAAAAACGTGATGGATATTCAGGAGGAAGACGAGGAACAGATTGCGAATTCCGCAGGCGGCAGCAGTACAACGACCAGCAATGCACTGGATGATGTGCTAAATCAAGCGCGAGCATGGATCGGAATATCAGGAAGCACGAATGAAGCCACACAATACTACGGGTACAATGGAGTTGCATGGTGCTGCATCTTTCAATGGTCAATCTTCAATAAATCTGGACATGGAGACCTGTTTATGGGTGGAGGAAAGACTGCAAGCTGTTCTGAGGTGACACAATGGTACCAGGCAAGGGGGAAATTTGGAACAACGCCAAAAACTGGTGCACTGGTAGTGTACGGACCGGGTGGAGGAAGCCATATAGGCTTGGTGGAAAGTGTTTCCGGATCGGGAATCAACGATTACGTGTCTATTGAGGGAAATACAAGCGGTGCAACAGGCGGACTTGCAGCACGAAAGCAGTATGGAAATCGAAGAAGTGACGTATATGGATTTTGTTACATTGACTATCCTGTTACAACAATATCAGTTGGAAGCGGTACAGCAATATCCGGAACAACTGTAAATATTCCATCGTCCGTCCCGCAGACAGGGATTACCGGCAACTACACTTGCTATCCACAATTTTACGGAAGATGGAATGCAGGAACGACGCAAAGAAGAATTTCCGAAATATGGGGACAAAAAGGAAAGACGGGAAGCCCTGAAAACATAGCAACCATAGATGGTTATTATCTGATTGCTGTAACACAGAAATTTGGACAAGTAGGAGATATTGTATGCGTGGTACTGGCAAACGGAACAAGAATAAATTGCATGATCGCAGATGAGAAGAACCCAGGCGACAGCAATTACACAGAATGGGGACACGACCTCGGAGGCGGAAAGGCAGACGTAATTGAATGGGAATCGATGGTGTATGGATTTCCAAACGTGGATAAATGGAGAGGTCAAAGGGTAACGACTATTATTAACGGAGGAAGATATCAAGGTCTATAAATACATATGAACGATTCGTAGAGCAAATGAGAAAAGCTGGAAAATTCTATAACCCTCCGGTACCTCAGCTTGGAGTTATGATGGAGTCGGGAAAGGTCAGAATAGACACGATGACATTAAAAAAAGAAGATTATCTAATAGATTGCAATTTGCGCTTGGATCCGAACAAAAAAATATTCCTGCATACTTCAGAACCTGAATCGGCAGAATATATGACAGACTCCGATCACAATGTCACCATGGAAGAATACAGAAAAAACATCTTAAAAGAAGGAGATATCGTTCTTCTCTTGAAACTACATAAACATGAGAAATACATTTTGATTGCAAAGGTGGTGGAACCAGAATGATGCTTCCTTTTATAGATGCGGAAGAAAATGAAATACAGGAAGAGCAATACATTCCTAAAGAGTATGGAATCAACTTCGAAACAGGACAACTTTCCGGGAAAATTGTGGAAGGTTTTGATGCCATACTTGTATGGGCATGGCTTGCACTACATACCGCACGATATAGGTATTACATATATTCTGATGATTACGGTCAAGAATATGATGAGCTTGTAGGAAAAAGCTATTCGCAGGAATTAATACAGTCAGAATTGGAGCGCATGACAGAGGAATGCTTAATGGAAAATCCATACATTACGGGAATTGAAAACTTTTCATGTGTTAAAAATGATGAGAAAGTAACCATATCATTTTCGCTTATAACATCACTTGGAGACGGGGAGGTGAGCACAAATGTATGAGGATATGACCTACGAAACTATCATGCGCGAAATGATGGAAGATATGCCTGATGATGTAGATACATCAGAAGGCAGCTTGATTTTTAATGCCTGTGCGAAACAGGCGGTACGCCTGGAAGAAGCTTATCTGCTCCTGTCTGGGCTTGAACAGAATATGTATGCAGATACAGCCGACTTAGAACATTTGATCCGAAATGGAAATGAAAGAGGCGTATATATCAATGAAGCTACATATGCTGAATTTACTACTCAGTTCAACTGTGCAGTGCCAGAAGGGTCCAGATGGAATTATGACGAATATAATTACACAGTATTCAATGTAATCAGTGAGGAAGAACACACATATCGAATCGGATGCGATAGTCCTGGATCCGAACCCAACCGAATGCTGGGGGATTTAGAACCAATTGAATTCGTGGATGGATTTGAATGGGGAAGAATTCTGAAATGCACTCTTGAGGCTACAGATCAGGAAGAAGTGGAAAGCTATAGAGCCAGGATTCTGAACACATACAATTATCGCGGCTTTGCAGGAAACCGGGAATATTATAAAAGCCGAATTAAAGAAATGAGCGGTGTATACGGATGCAAACTTAACAGAGTATCAGCTCCGGAAGACAAAATAGCGATAACAATCATAGGTAGCGATTATCGTACGCCTTCAAATGATGTTATAAATGCGGTTCAAACAGAAGTGGATCCTGTGGTGAATAGTGGCGACGGAGTTGGCATTGCACCAATCGGACACAGGGTTATTATTTCGGGAGTAGGAGAGACAAAGGTCAATATAAAGACAAATATAACTTATGATTCCGGATACTCTTACGAAGATTTAAAAAGTTATATTACGAAGGCAGTAGACAACTATCTTTTGGAACTTCGAAAAAAATGGGAAGACAGCGATGCGATTGCAGTCCGTATTTTACAGATAGAATCAGCGATTGTACAGATTGATGGAATTATTGATGTTACCGGGACAACAATAAACGATTCAGAACAAAATCTGCAGATTACAAACGGAACGGTACCGGTAAGAGGTGATTTCACATGCACGTAAACGTTGAGTATCCGGAAGCGATACTAAATATAAAGGATATTAAAGCGTCAATTGACGCTGGAGATAAAGTTGGAGATGTTCTGGAAAGAGCACTATTCGAATTGGACAACGATATCTGCATACGATCTTCTGAAGAATCTGGCATTACACATAGAGAAAAGATTCTCGGGATTAATCCACGGGATACAGATTCTATAGAAGACAGGCGATTGGAAGTGCTTCTCAGATGGTACGACAGCCCTTTGTATACAGAAACTGTGCTCAGACAAAAAATGGACGCAACTCTGGGGGAGAACCAGTATGTGTTAAATATTGACTTGAATACCAAAACTGTCTTTTGCCTTGTTGAGCTGACACGAAAGAGGATGCAGAAAAGTGTGATCGACATGCTTGATCAGATGGTGCCGTTGGACTATTTGATATCAGTGACGCTTAGATACAATACGTGGGAAAATATCAGCGAGAATCTGACATGGAAACAGGCACTGCAAAAAACATGGTACGCAATAAAGGAAGAGGTGTTGTAGTGAAATATACAGAGCATTACAGGTTTAAGAAACCGGGATATGAAGATTTTGCAGATGTTGAAGATATCAATTACGCTCTGGATCAGCTAGATAGCAAGTTCTATGAGCAGGAAAGTAAAATTGACAAAGCAGTGGCAATAGCTGGGGAATTAGCGGTTGTTAAGCAGACAACACAAGAGATGAGGGCACAGATTGAAACATGCGCGCATCAAATTCAAAAAAACAGAAATAGTTTAGCTGTGAACATGTCAGATATTGCGAAATTAACATTTCAGCTTCAATTAAAAGACCTGATAGATTCTTCAGATATGACGCAAGTAACTATTGATGAGATAGATTCTTCAGATGCCGTTGTGATTACATCCGGAACTTATGCTGACAAGAAGGTTTATATATGATCGAACCTTTATCACTGTAGAAAAGTACAATCCGGAAGGCTGACAAAGAAACAGGCACAGCAGGCCATAAACGCCTGGCTTGGACATGCCAGACACAGCAACAGCTACAATCTGGCAAAGAAAATATTCAAGAAATATGATTACATTCAGATTGAAGATAACGATTGGAAATTTGGGGATATAAGCCCCAAGAAAAGAAAGGAGTTAGAAAGCTATGGCAAACGGAACCATACATAAACTTGGTACACTGTATGTGGCGAATGCAAAGAAAGCAAGACCTACGAAGCCATGGTACAGAACAAACGGATCCGCACCGTCCACAGGAGACCTGTTAGACTACGGAAACGGATCGAATGCTATTGAAATCAAAGACACAGATTCAAATGATGCCTACAAATTGCAGTGGGTGGAGGTTAACGACGGAAGTGATAAGATTCTGATCTGCGACAGGAACCTGCTTATGGATATTCAATGGGACCGTCTGAACGCATTAGGATTCTGCGGAGCAAAAGGGAGCGGAAAGAAGATAACCATTGACGGACAGCAGTACGAACTATTCATGCTTACTGGCGGCAAAGATGGAAATGCGCAATCAGAAACCACAGCATCAAACGAATGGGACAAGTACATCGGAAACCTTGGGAAGTTCTCCGGACTTCCGACACCACAGAGCCAAGACCTTCAGAACAGCGGTTCATCTGCCAACTTTACAACAGCCCACAATAAAATCTGGAACTGGGCCGGTTGCTATAGCTGGTGCCAGAACACAACAACAAGCGGAAGTTCATACAGGCCATATCGTGGCTCCCTTGGCGCGCGCGACTGGAGCCACATCTATTCGCACGGTTACCGCTACGATATCGGCTGGCGCCCCGCCCTCCGAGTCCTGAACGCTGCCCCACATATTACCCCGGCCAGTAAAAGTTACGGCGAACTGAACAAACCGATAAACATTGACTACGCCATAAACGATTCCGATGGTGATAAATTCAACATCAGCGTAAAGATCGATGAAACACAAAAGGAATCCTACCAAAGCCAGTCAAACGGAACGTTCTCACTTGTGCTGAGCAAATACTGGCCCGCATTAAGCATTGGAAGCCACACTGTGGCGATTACTGCGACAGACACAAAGAACGCGGCAACAACAGTCACGTACACCTTCACAAAGAAGAATGGCCCTGCTGCTCCGACGATCATATCTCCGGCAAACGGGGAACGCCGGGACAGTGACTTCTATGTAGAATTCAACATCGGAGCAGATTCTGAAGGGGATACACAGACGTTCAAGGTTCAGATGTCCGGGAACTCAGGATTCTCAAACAGCAAGGAATTTACGAGTCTTGAAAAATACGTAGGCGGGCAATGGGTATCTGCAGCATCCGCATCGAACGAAGATGTGGGAACTAAATTCAGAATAAAAGTAACCGGGGCATCCGGAGAAGTATATCTGAGAGTTGTATCAACAGACTCAGGAATCCTTTCCGAAGCAAGAGCAATCCGTATCGGGACTATTCTGGACGTGCAGACACATCCGCAGGAGACTGCTGACAGAGCACAGAAGATGGTTGTTCTTTTAGACCTCGTTGCAGATGACAAGGTTACAAAAGAAATCTGGGTCGCAAACAATGCAAACGATGCTTCTCCGGCCTGGGAGACTTACACTCCGGATTCAGCGGGTAATCATACATTTCAAAACACTGCAAAGGTTGCAGAGAAATGGGCTGTTGCGGCGAGAGTGAAGATTACAGCAAACGACTCAACAGGAGAGATTGCCTTAAGAGCGATCGGGATGGGGGTACTTTAATGCGTGACGTGAAAAAGACCAGAAAAGCAGAAGATGCAGAAAAGCAGATTCAGAATGACAGTGCGATTGGAGAGCTTAGCATTATGTTAGCTCAGATGCAGGAGCAGAACGACAGCGCAATCGGAGAACTTAGTATTATGTTAGCTCAGATTATGGGAGGAACAACAGAATGAAATTTGATGAGAACAGCGGCCTTGTAAAGACCTGGGTAAGATTAGTAGAAAGCAAGCATTATTCAAAAGAACAGGTTCCGAACATCGGAAATCTGAGAGAAGTTGTTTATAAAATTCTGGAGAAAGGAGAAGTTGACAAATGAAGTTTACGAAAAACAGTGGCCTTGTAAAGACATGGGTATCTCTGGTGCTTACTGGAGTATACACAAGAGAACAAGTGCCAAATTTATTTAATCTTCGTGCCGTAGTCGGAGAGTGCCTGGATGCACTGGAAGTAGGATGATGAGTGGCTTGGCTTACCGTGAAGGTGAATGCTATTATTGCGCCAGCGCAAAAAGAAGGTGATATAAAATCATGGATAACATCATAACAGCAACATTTAACGATTACATATATGCGAGAACAACCTCCCTCTGGCAGTATGACTATGGCCAGATGCTGCAGATAGAAGGAATTACTCTTCCTGCAACATTTGAAGTCCATTTTTCTGATCAAGATCAGGAAGGAGAATCTCTGATTCAAATCGGAGCCGTACAAGACAAAACTGCACAGGTACAGATTCCTGACAGCTTCCTCCGGAAGGCCGCAGGAGGCAATTACAGTATCTATGCATTCATCTATCTTACAGATGCTGAATCTGGAGAAACAAAATACAAGATCACAATCCCGGTCCGGGCAAGACCAAAGCCAAACACAGATCTTGTAGATACACTGGAGGAAAAGAAATTATTCCGAGAGGCGATCGAAGAAGTAAACAATGCTGCTGATCGGGCAGAGAAAGCCAGCCAGGAAGCAAAAGATTCTGTAGAAGAGGTTTCAGAGAAAAGCGAACAGGCAAAGAAAGAGATAGACGATTATGTGAAAGAAAAACATGAAAGTTTGAAAGGCGATACGGGAAATGTTTTCTTTGCAGCTTTTAAAGTTGTCAAGGGCCGTTTAAAAATGTATTCAGATCCAACTATTGACAAAGTAAATTTTAAACGAATCGGATCACGTTTGAAATACCGGCTGAAAGTTTAAGGAGGTACCGGATGTCAAATACAGTAAATAATTATACAGAAACAGATTTAGGAAATATCTCCTTAAACCCACGAGGAGAATATGATTCCTCAGCTAAGTATGAATATCTTGACACAGTTTCCTATCAGGGCGGCTCATACTTCTGCCTGGCAGAGCTGGAGACAACGATCACCGGAATTGCTCCTGATGCGGGACGCGATTCAGAACATTGGCAGATGATAGCTGCACCCGGAGATATGACGCCGGAATACACTGCTGCATATAACAATGTGATTAATAAAGCCGTACAGGTGGAAACATCCAGAGCAGCAGTAGAGCTGGCACAGCAGGAAATAGAAGCAGTCCAGACAGATGTGCAACAGTTACATTCCGATACAGTCCAGGCGGCTCAGGAAGTGGAAAATAGTAAAAATAGCGTTGCGAATTCTGCTCAGAGCGTAGAACAGTCCAGAAAGACAGTATCTGAATCTGAGCAGAATATTAATGGGCAGATTGCCGGTTTTGACAGTAGAGTGTCCGAAGCGGTTGAACAGTCGAAAGAAGAGATTAATACTACAAAACAACAGGCAATAAATACAATCACCAATCAGCAAACTATATCGGTCAATACCGTAAAGACTGAGGGAGAAAAGATCATAACCAGAGTGGGGAATGATGCTAAAACCGTTGCGGATGATAGAGCGACTGTAGAAGAAGCCACCCAAACGGTTTTGAATAATGCTCGGGAAGTAGCACAAAACACTCAGACTGTTGCCAGTAATACGGAAAAAGCTGCAGCATCAGCTGAAGGTGCAAAGACTTCTGCCGACAATGCGGCCCAATCTGCAAAAAGTGTAGAGGATGCATCAAAGCAGATCGAGCAGAATAAAAAGGATGTTGCTTCACTGAAGGAAGATATATCCAACAAAATTACAAAGTTCTATGCATCGAATCAGGGCGAAATTTACATCACTGATTCCGACAATGGCAAGATTCAAGATATGATGTTATATGGAAAATCATCACAGGATGGAACACCAACGCCAGAGAATCCAGTTGAGATTAAAAGCGTGGTGAATCCAACTGTGAAGGTTTGTGGGAAGAATTTCTATCCCGGTAGTGATTTGATTGGGTTGACAAAAGCATATGTTACGGATTTTATACCTGTTATTTTACACAAGGGAATAATTCGTATTTCGTTTGATGCGTTTTCAGATACAAGTAACGGTGAGTATCTTATTAATGTGCAATACTTTGACGCAAATAAAGAAAGAATTGGCAATAATGGTAGCGCAAACGAAATAGGAAATAACATTTCTCATGTGCATTTTGAATTTGATGGAAGTACCGCTGGAAATAATAAAGAACTCAATTTACAAAATGTTTTATATGTAAAAATTACATTTGATATTTATGACACTACAGCTACCGAAATTACATACAAAAACATAATGATAAGTGCCACTGATTACAATTTTGAACCATACAAACCTATTCAAACCGTCACTCTTCCGTACACCCTCAATGCTATTCCAGTAGAGTCAGGTGGCAACGTCACAATCAACGGACAGCAGTATATTGCAGATTATGTGGATATTGAGAAAGGAAAATTGTATCGAAAAGTAAAGCGAGTAAACTTGAAAGATGTTAATGATATAAGTATAGCACATGGTTTCCATTCAAACGGAAAAGGTTATTTATCATTCAGTATCGCTAAAAATGTAAATAAAGAGCAGAAACCTATATCGAACCGATATAAAGGTTCTACGTGGACTTCAGAAAGCGGATATATGTACATTCCTAACGATAATTCCATTGTTTTTGTTGATGATAGATTTACGGATAAGCAAACAGCAATTAAATTAGTTCAAGATACCTATACAATTTATGCATTATCTTCACAAACTGAAGAAGACCTATCACTTGAACAAATCAAATCCCTAAAATCACTATCCACATATTATCCGACTACAAACATCAGCGTCAATTCAGAACAGCTTGACGGATATACAGTATTCAACTATCCAATAAGTATGGCTAATGGGTGGAATTATGTCAAAAAGCAACTTAACGATAACCGTGACTACATCTACGACATGGACATGCAGAGCGCAGAAGCCTATGTCAACAGCGAATATGCAGTAGCACTTACAGAATTGGAGGTATGATTATGTTATATAGAACATTACTGAAACTTAAAGAAAGAAATGGACTTACAGATGATTTGAAAAATAAGATTGATATTTTCTTCGCAACGGGCAGGATTACAGAGGAACAGTACAATGAGCTGATGGATGTTAATAAGGAAGAAACTGATCCTGAGGGTAAACTGATTAACTAAAGCATCAGAAAAAGCCATTGTCAGACATGGAACTTGAGAGAGTGCGCCAGGCATGCAAAACAACAAGGGAAAAGGCGATGATTGAATTTCTGTACAGCACAGGAGCCAGGGTGACAGAAGCATGCACCGTCAAGAAACAAGATGTGGATTTTCAAAATGGTGAGGTAATTGTTTTAGGAAAAGGAAATAAGCATAGAAAAGTATATCTAAATGCTCGTAGCAAACTTCTTTTAGGACAGTACCTTGCATCCAGAAATGATGATTCGGAATATCTTTTTGTAAGTGAAAGAAAACCCCACAACGTATTAAAAAAAGAAGCGATTGAAAGAATCATTCGATTGATAGGGGAACGCGCCGAACTGGATAGACCATTGACACCACATCTATTTCGACACACTCTTGCTACACATCTTCTGCAGAGAGGTACGCCAATCACCGAAGTACAAAAGATTTTGGGGCATGTCAATATAAATACAACAACAATATACGCCAAAGTAGCGGATGAGGATGTGAAAGCATCACACATGAAATATGCGATTTAAAAAGCAGAGAGGGCAGAAATGTCCTCTTTTTGTTTAGGAGAAATTTATGAGAAGAATCAGAGCGGAGCCGAGAGGCTTCTTTTATTTTATCTAAAATTACGCCGGCGCAAACCGGAGAAAGAGTGAAATAGTGAAAGAAATACTCATGCAGACATATACTATTGTATTACCGGTTCTTTTAGGGTATATAGTCTGGATCTTGAAAAACCAGAAGAAAGACCGGGATGCAAATAGTAAGGGGACTATGCTCCTGCTCCGCGTGCAGATGATAGAGTATCATGCAAAGTACACAAAGTTCGGAAACATTCCATCGTATGCGTACCAGAACTTCTGTGAAATGTACGACGCCTATCATGCGCTGGGCGGGAATGGTATGGTGACCAAAATGAAGCAGGAAATTGATGAATTACATATCAAACAAAAAGGAGAATGATTATGGAACAGATCACAAACTATGTAAAACCGGAACTCATCG